GCCTAAAGACTTGGCAAAGCTACCACCGGGCAACCCGTGGCAATACGCACACCATCCCGACTGTTGGGCGGTCTTTGATGGCGAGCTAATGCCGGTGCTCAATCAAGTGGCAATCGCCCCTGGCGTGAATCACATCGGTTCTGATCTTGACCTTTCTGAGCTGTATATGCGTTTTGAGGCTAAAGGCTGGACGTTCATTCCTTACGAC